AAAAAAAATTTCTTTCGACCAAGATTATGCAGATTTCATTGAGGAATTCATAAGAACTCAAATGGGTGAAGAAAAGAGGATAACTATGATTTCATTCGGTGCAAAATTAAATCAATTTCCGAAAATCAAAAAAAATCTAAATGAGTTTCAGAAAGAAAACAAAATAAAGATGACACAAGCAATTAAAGAACTTCTGAAGAATTCAGAAGACTTTGAAATTGTTGAGTACTCCGGTGCAAATTCTACTCCTCAATTTGCTATTTGCAAAAAAGATGAGAAGTCATCTAATGAAGAAGATAATGCCGAGGAAGCAGATGGTAATACATCTGCTGACGAAGCTGGATCTAAAGCTGGAACTTCTTCTGCGAGCGACTGATTGAAATAAAAAAATTATTTTATCACCATGTTGATTGGTGACATTCATTTATTAAATTTTTAAAAAATGAAAAATTGAATATAATTTTCCTTAAAGAGAAACAATAAAGATATGAAAATCGAAATAGAAGAACTAAAAATATACATAATACCATGGATACTTTGTTTAGCAATAAATTCTGTGTTAGGTTATTATGCTTTAGATTTGCAAGAATTATTATTCCAGTTTGATAAAAATTTTACCATTTATATGATATACGATATTTTAATAGATTTAGGTAGATGGTTAATAGCATCACTAATAATTGGATTTTATTTAGAATCAAAAATGTTAAAATATAGATCAACAAGATATAAAATATTTCATAAATTTTTAAACAATAAATACCTGGAGGACATTGAAAATGGTATAAAAGCAACAAAGCGTGATGATCAAGTAAAAGAAGGAGTAAGAAATTTAGATGGGTTAATAAGAAATGTAAAACAATTAGGAAAAAATATTGTAGTATTTCTAACTCCATTAATTTGGATATCAAATAGGAGTCCAAAAATAGGATTAATAGTGATATTAATTCGATTAGTAGGCGGGGTAATAGGAACAGTAATAACAAAAAAAATAAGAGCAAAAAATAAAAAATTTATTGAAAAGCTTATAAGATCCGACAATGATTGTCGTGAATTAGCAGAAGATTTAATAGGATTATCATCTAATTCAGAAGACTGTGAAAGCATATTGAATAGAATAGATGAATCAAAAGAGGAACTATATAATAATGAGATTCCAATAATGTGGGATTGGCAAAAATATAGTATGCTAAATTTAACATTTGACAATATAATATTCATATTTGTATTTATTTCATTATATAATGATAATGAAATGAGTATAGTTACAAAGATAATTATAGCAAATAGTGTAATACATTTATCAACTAATATAAGTAGGATAATACAATTATTAGAAAATGTAACAACTCAATATTCAAAATTAGAAGTTTATTTAGACAAATTAAATAAAATGAATTATAAACCATCATTGGATAAATTAGAAATAGAAAAGATGGAAAAAATAATTATAAATGAATTAAAAATAGAGATAAAAAAGGGTGAAAATAGTTTTAACCAGAGAACAGAGAATATTATATTAGAGGGAGGAGATATAATAGGATTATATGGGAATATAGGAACTGGAAAAACGACATTTATAAGAGGTTTGATAGGATATTGTAAAAACATATCGTGTGATATAACAGTAAATAATAATAAGATAGATATTTTTCAGTTATTAGATATAACATATGTAATAACTCAAAAGAAGCAGTTACCAAATACTTCACTATCAATATTAGAAATATTAACAGGTGTTTCTAAAGATGAAGTAGATAAAAACTATTTAGTAAAAATACTAGAATGTTTTTCAAGGAGAATAGATGGATTAAAAAAATATATGGAGGATATTGATAAATTTTTGGAATTAAAATATGAAGATTTAGCAAAGAGTGGTGGTCAAGAATTATTTTTGACAGCTATATCTGGAATTTATAAATCACGTAATAAAAAATTATTAATAATGGATGAATTAGATGCAAGTACAGGTGAAAAAAATTCATTATTATTAATCGATTTAGTGATAGAATTAAAAAATGCAGATCAAATAATACTTTTGGTATCTCATAAAAGTGCAGCATATTTACGTTGTAATAAAATGTTGTTATTTAATTACGATGAAGATCCAAAGTTTATAAACGAAAGGTTTGAAATAGAGAATACAGAATCAGATCCAATATTAAGAAGTTATAAATTAAGCAAGATATGGGATGAAAAAAATGAAAAAGAGATAGTAGGAATAGAGATTGTATAATTTATTTATTTTTTAGTTTTCAATGCTAATTTATTATTATCTAGAAGCAAAGTATTAATAGTATATTTAGAGAATCTATCATTATCTTTCCATATTAGATATTTATCAATTAATGATTGATCATTAAGATAGGATGGTATAAATTTTTGTAGTTTAAGATTTTTGTTAGGTTTATAGGTGATAATTTGTGAATTAGAAGGAGTAATTTTAGATTTAAGATAATCAAGAGATGATTCAATTTTATTATCAGATAGTAAAAAATGATTTGTATTTAAGTTTCTATTTTTATGATTAAGGAAATATTCATTTGAACTTAATGTATTTGAAAAGGTTCTAGATGTAGTATCAAACACTTGTCTTTTTTTTATAAGAATAGATGAAGAGGGATAAATAGTGTTAAATTCAAGTGTCCATTTATAAATATTATTAAGTGTAATAATATCATTAGATAATAAATACAGAAGTAAAGACAAAAGACTTTTGTTTTGAAATATAAATTTAGAGAATGAAAATTGAAAAGGATTTTTAATTTGTTGGAATAAATTTTTTATTTTAATAAATAAGAATGATTCAAATAGATCATCTCTTTTTTTTTCATAATACAATCTAATTAAATACCAGAGTGCAATTTTATAATTATTAGATTTAAGGAGTATATCAAAGTAAGGAGAATCATTTGTATAAACAATAGCATGAAATAGATATGACATATATGTATTAAAAGGTGAAATTATTTTTTAATTATATTAAAGATAGTTTTATAAAGTAATTGTTTTTTTAGATCAGGATTATGTTTTTTTATATACCATTTTTTAGGTTTAAAACTATTAATATTATTGAATATAAAAGATATATTTTCAAGAAGTGTAGTAGTATTAGAGAAAAATTTACCGGTATATTTATTAATAAGATTCCATTCACCAAGTATAGAGTGATACATAAGTAAGCAATTATCACGGAGAAGAGCATTACCAACATATGGTATCATAGAAGCGTGTTTATTAAAAATAATACAAATTTTAGATTGAAGAAGAAGAGAATTAATATTATTATTTTGATATACGTAATTAATATTAGGATAAATATTAACAATATGCATTGGGTCGATAACAGTAATATTTAGATTGGAATCATTAATCATAGATAATGTTGAATTAATAAGAGAAACATTATGATAATATTTAAGCCATCTTTTAGAGTCAATATTAAAGTAATTATCACAAATGATAATAATATCAATAGTTTTTTGTTTAGTTTCAGTAGGATATTCAATCAAAAGATTAGAGAAGTTGAAGAAATAATTTTTTTTAGAATTAATAAGATCATATTTATTTGGATCTTTGAACGGGTGAATCCAGAGTTTAGTATTTTCAAGGTAATCAGTAGGATTTAATTTATGAAAATTATTTTCATATTTATTTTTGATAACAGAAGGGAATTCTTGATATATAGACAAACCAATTTTATTAAATTTACTATTAATCAGGTCATTGTATAGTGTTTTATTTTCATTAGAGATAAATGGTGTATATATATAAAATATTTTAGAGATGTTATCATAAAAATTCATAAATGGTTTAGATAATTTGGGAACATAATTCATTTCAATTTCAAGTTCAAAATTAAGAATATCATCAAGTTCATCATTTGAATTATTATTGAATAGATTATGCATTTGAATTGTTTCAGTAAATAAAGGTGAATTATCACTCATAATAAGTTATAATATAAAAAAAAAATTATATTTTAACTTAAATGGAGTGTGCTATATGTTTAGAGGAAGGAAAACTAATAATTTATAATCATAATAATAAATGTGGAAATATATATGTACATGATAGTTGTTTATCAACTTGGTTTTTAAGTAATGATAATGAATGTCCGATATGTAGAGAGAATTTAGTAAATGATTATGAATTATTGACTAGTGATAGTGAAGCATCACCAACAGATATAATTATATTAAGAAGAGAAGTAAGGGATTTCGATAATAGATTTTACATTGTATTATTAGTAGTATTTTTATTTATAGTATTATTATTTTTATTATTAAGTTTTCATTAGTATAGTAGCAAAATAAAACTAAAATATAAAAATAATTAAAAATAAAAAAAGAAAAGTTATATATTGATAAATTGTGTAAATAAAAAATAAATTAAATATGTTAATATAAATATGGGTGGTGGGATAACAAAAAACAGGTTAAGAAAAATAGAGTGTCCAGATAATTATGATAAAAAAAAATTTGAGAAGATATTAAAATTATTTAATAAGTTAGATATGAATAATAATAAAATTTTAGAATTAGATGAGATGAGATTAATATCAGAAAAACATATAAATAATAGGAAAAAATTATTAGAGAGAAGAAAAGAAAGTGAGAATAGGATATTGGAAATAAAAATAAATACGTTAAAGAGTGATAGGGAGAAAAAGGTAGATGAAATAAGATTAGATTATTGTTTCAAGAAGAATAATTTAGAGACAGAATATAAGAGTATAGAGAAAGAATTAAATAAAAAGATAGTTAAATTAGAAGAATTAAATGATGTAGAGAAATGCGAGAGATTAATGGATGTGATATCTTATGATAAGAGTAAGATAGATTTTTGGAAATTTTTTACATATATGAAGGAGAGAACTGATGATATAGATGGAATAGATTAATAATAATAAGAAATTAGAATTATTAATTAGACTTCTTCAAGAATAGTTTGTCTAGGTGAATAAGTATCAGAGGCAGATTCAGATTCGAAATCATTATTTTCTTTTTCGATAGTTTTTTTAGCGATATTTTCTTTTTTTACGCGTTCAGCATGTAGTGTATGTAAGATTACATCATTATATTGTTTATGTCTAAGAAATATATTTCGATTATCTTGATAACAGTTACTATTACAACAACATAGGAATGCGAGACAAGAACATTTTTTAGAATAAATATTACAACATTGGAATTGATTATATGAATGTAAGATTCTTTCTCCCCAGTCAGTCATTTCATAATATTCAACATCACCAAATTTTTTTTTAATATACCATGGATAAGTATTAATAATAAGTTCTGGGAAGAATTTAGTAAGATTATAAACAGTAGTTTTAAATTCGAGTGGTGACATAGGTGGAGGAGCAGACAGAAGTGCATTAGTTTCATTAAGATATTTATCAATAAATGCGGAGTAAGGCATACGATTCCATGGTTTTTGTCTAATAACATTATCGATTTCAGTATTAATTTTACCAACTTTTTGTGTGTATCGATCAAGTTCTTTAATACGTTCAACATAATTTTCTTTTTTGATATATGCTGCAACAAGAGAAGTACAAACAGCAAGGAATGACAAAGTATATCTAACAATTTTAAGTAAGAATTCATCATCAGAATTAATAATAGTAAGAATAGAGCATATAGAAGAGAAGACGATAAGTATCCATGACCATTTAGATTCTCTACTCTTTAAAGAGAACATAAAATAGTAATTAACTTGATATAGATAAGCAAGTTCATTATCCCAATTTCTAGCAATTTCAGTTCTTCTATAATTCCATCCATTAATTTGGTTAGCAATTTTAAGATCACAATAAGCTTTAGTAAACATTTCAGAGACTTTAAGATTTCTAGTTTGTTCATTATTTAGGTCATCGATAAGTTTTGTATCAGGTTGATAAACAACTTTAGAGAATCTATTAACATCTAAAAGATCATTAAGTAATGATGGTGACGTTTCATTAACATATTTTTTCCAGGAGGTACTTCCATAAATTTTATCAGAAAGGAAGTACATCATTTCAAGTTGTTGTTTTTTTTGTTTTTGTTTTTTTTTAGTCTTTTGTTTTAGAATTTCTTCATGGGATAATTTTTTTTTACTAAAAATATTCATTTTACTGATAGATTTAGCGTATGTTTTTTTATTAGAAAGTTCAACAAGTTTACTGTTAATAACAGTACTATCAATATTAGACATTTATATATAAAAATAGAATGTAATAAAGAAATAAATACGCATAAAAAATTTTACATAACAAAATCATGATTAGTTTGTTGTGAGAGATTATCATCATTAAGATAAGTAACTGAAATTTTTTTTTCTTTTAAGGTAACGTATTTATAATTATTTTTACATTCTTTGTATAATATAAAAAAAGCGAGAAGGAGTACAAGAAAAATAAGTAAATACATAATTGATTCAAAGATTGTATTCATATAGATTAAAAATGATTTATATTTTTAAATACAATAGATTGGAGTATGCGTTGCAAAGCAACGCGCGCGGAACTGAAAGTAGTTGATATATTATTTACAAATTATAGTTTGATTTGTAAAAAAAAATTCAGATTGCTAAAAGTATTTACAAATTAATTGTTAAACAACTGTGCGTTGCATACGCAACGCGCGCGATGTTAATCGACAAAAATTAAGATTGCTAAAAATGTTTACAAAATAATTGTAAACTACTGTGCGATATGTGATCGACAAAAATTAAGATTGCTAAAAATGTTTACAAAATAATTGTAAACTACTGTGCGTCGCATACGCGACGTGTGTGATATGTGATCGACAAAAATTCAAATTGCTAAAAATGTTTACAAATTTATTGTATACATTATACATTATTATAATAATTTTAATACTACCTCGCATGTACATTTGTACAATATGAAATATGATTTTTATCCAGTTAAAACTTTATCTTACCTATATATTGTATATATTCGCACCTAAATTTTTACCAATTTATTGTATTTAAAAACCTATAAAAAAACGTATAGATTATATTAATAGT